TACGAAGTCGCCGACCTCATCGATGACCAGGACAAGTTACGGATGATCGTAGACCCAACCAGCAGTTACGCACAGGCCCAGGCTTTTGCGATTGGGCGGTCAATGGACGATGTCGTCATCAGCGCTGCCACCGGCGATGCAAAGACTGGCGAAACCGGCGGGACCACTACCGCGTTACCCGCAGGACAGAAAGTAGCAGTTAACCTGTCAGGTTCAAGCGAAGGCTTGACGATTGGCAAGCTTCGCGAAGCCAAATACATCATGGACAACAACGACGTTGATCCAAGCATTCCGCGTGTGATGGTAGTTGGACCCAAGCAGATTCAGGATCTCTTGGAAAGCACCAATATCACCAGTAGCGATTTCAACACCGTCAAGGCGTTGGTTCAGGGCGAGGTGAACACCTTTATGGGGTTCAACTTCATTACCAGCACCCGACTGGCACACAACACCGGCACCGATGTCCGCACCTGTTTTGCGTATGCCGTGGACGGTATCACGCTAGCGGTAGCCAAGGACTTGACCGTGCGCATTGATGAGCGGCCCGATAAAGGTTACGCCGTCCAGGTGTACGCTTGTATGTCAATTGGCGCTACGCGAATGGAAGAAGAAAAGGTTGTTGAAATCTCATGTGACGAATCGCCATAAAGGAGCTGACTAATGGCAAATAATAACACGACCAAAATCACCAACATTACGGCAGATCCTTCTGTCAATGTTGATGCAGCGGAAGCCCACGGGCGGATGCGGGTTTGGTATGACAGCTTTGAAGCCAGTAGCACTGCTTCAGGCGATACCATTACGTTTTCACGAATGCCCAAAGGCGCAACCATCTGGCAAGTCCGCGTTGTTGCGGATGCGCTGGGTTCAAGCGTAACGATCAAGGTAGGCGATGCTTCAGACGATGACCGTTTCATTACGGCCACGACGATGAACACTGCCAACCTGGTAACGGAAACCAATGCCATCGCTGGCGTCGGTTACAACTACACGGCCCAGACCGATCTGATCGCTACCGTTGGTGGCGCTGCGGCTACTGGGACGATCAAGTTCATGGTCTTCTATACGTTAGGAGACTAATGACCAGCGTCGTTCAGATATGTAATATCGCTCTGTCCAATCTGGGTGAGGCGAAAATCGCAGCACTGACCGACGAAAACGAGCGTGCGCGGCAGTGCAATCTTCGCTATGAAGACTGCAGAGACGCCGTGCTACGCAGTCACCCCTGGAATGCGGCGGTCACCCGTGCTGCTTTGGCTGCCAGTGTTGCCGCTCCAGCCTGGGGGTATGCCAAGAAGTTTGCCCTCCCCGCTGACTGTTTGAGAGTTCTGGACATCGAAGATTTTTACCAGGACTACAAAGTGGAAGGCCGCTTTGTGTTCACTGACGCGACAGCGGTCAACCTTCTCTACATCGCCAAAGTCACCGACCCTACCCAGTTTGACAGCCTGCTCTTGCACGCAATCGCCATGAAGCTAGGCAGTGAGATCGCCGAAGCGCTCACAGGCCGTGCGGAGCTGCGTGACCGAATGCTATCAAAGTATCTACAGATCCTAGCAGAAGCCCGTGGCGTGGATTCGCAGGAGCGCTCTACGGCAGGCGAGTTCATTGCTGACGGCTTTATCAACGCAAGGCTTGTAGGTTCAACCTATAGGCGTGCAGTACCGGCTCCATAATGAGGATTCAGGCCCTTCAATCCAGCTTTGCAGACGGGCAGATCAGCCCGCGTATGCAGGGGATGGTTGAGCTTGAATCGTACAAGTCCAGCCTCGCCACGCTGGAAAACATGATTGTGCTGCCACAGGGGAGCCTAACCCGTCGCCCCGGCACTTTCTTTGCGGCCCGCACCAAAAACAATGGCGCAGCTAGGCTGATACCGTTTAGTCGTGGACAGGGCACCAGCTTGGTGCTGGAGTTTGGCAATCTCTACATCCGCTTCTTTGCCAACGATGGCCCTGTGCGAACGGATGACATCGCAGCAACGTACAGCCAAAGCACGACCACCGTCACGGTAACGAAGTCTAGCCACGGCTACAGTGCTTCCGATGAGGTCTACCTCGACTTTACTTCAGGCAATGGCGTTGACGGCTTCTACACGATTGCCACCGTACCCAACGCAAACGAATTCACGGTAACGAGCACCACCAGCCAAAGCACCAGCGGCAACGTCAATATCAGCCAACGTGCAGAGATCACAACGCCCTACACTTCTGCACAGGTAGATGAGCTGAGTTTTACACAGAGCGCAGACGTTCTGTTCTTAGCCCATCCCAGCCATCCACCAGCCCGCCTGGAGCGGTTTGACACCAACCTCTGGACACTAACGAATCTACTGCCGTCTGTGGTTGGTGGAACCTACACGACGCCTACCGTAGTCTTTACAGATGGGCCGTTCCTAGCGACCAACACCACGACCACCACGATGACGGTCGCGCTAGCAGATACTGCCAACTGGACGGCCAGCTTTACCAATGGCGCACTCAGCCTGGAAGAGGTCGGCACGGTATCGCCCAGCAATGTGGATGTGACCACCAACACCTTTACGCTAGCGAATCACCCGCTGGTGAATGGCATGAAGGTGCAGTTTTCTGCGATACCCAGTGGCTTTACTAGCACTCCTACGCTGTCAGCAACCACCGATTACTTCGTAGTGTCTGCCACACAGAACACCTTCAAAGTAGCGACTACTGCAGGCGGGACACCCGTAGACATCACAGCCGCACCCACCTCAGACGATATGACCGTCAACAAGTCCTTTGTGGACAAAGATGTCTATGTGCGCGTGACGGCCAGTTCAATCAGTGGCATCAACGCCGGCGATGGTTTCAAAAGCACAGACCGAGGCCGCTACCTGCGGTTGAACTCTGAAATCGCGCCGCAAATCAAGTGGGGTTACGGCGAGATCATAGAGCGTCTAAGTGGATCAGAAACCACAGTAGTGCTGGTTAAGCTCAAGAAAGCGATAGCCGGTGTAGGCGCTACGACTGAGTGGCAGCTAGGCAGCTTCAGCGAAACAACAGGCTACCCGCGCACCGTACAGATTTACCAGCAGCGTCTGGTCTATGCAGGCACCAGCGAAGAGCCACAGACCTTATTCTTTAGCCGCACAGGTGACTTCTTTAATTTTGCCGCTACCGAACCGCTAGGGCGCTCTACCGGACAGTTTGACAGCGCTGGACGTAGCATTATTGGTGAGCAAATCTACGAAGACAATGCGCTCAGTCTGACCATCAGCTCAGACACAGTAGATCAGATTGAATGGCTGAATGAAGACCGGCGTCTAACCATCGCTACCAGCGGTGGCGTATTCCAGTGTTACGGAACCGATGACGATTTAACACTGACACCGTTCAACTTTACGATTAGCAAGGTAAGCGCCTGGGCCTGTGACTCAACGGCCCTACCCTCCAAGGTAGGCAACAACTTATTATATGTACAAAACAACGGGCGGAAGCTGCGCGAACTAGCCTTCGACAAACTCCAAGACCAATATAGCGCGGCAGACCTGACACTTCGCAGCGAAGACATCAGCGAGTCTGGATTGATCGCTACCGCCTACCAAGACCAACCCTACAGCGTGTTGTGGTGCCTACGGAACGACGGTAGGCTAGCGGGTCTGACCTATGTTGACCTACTACAGATGCGTGCCTGGCATCGACACACCATTGGTGGTGCGCACTACGATGACACGCACGGGTCACACGCCAAGGTCGAATCTATCGCAAGCATACCGCGTGGCACCCATGACCAGCTCTACATGGTGGTCAAGCGCCATTTGCGTGCGGCAGCGCTGACTTCAATTACCTTCAATCAGACCACAGACAAATTCACAAAAACCGGCCACGGGCTAGCCAACGGCACGATTGTCGTTTTTGACAGCACGACCATCACGGGCTTCACGGCAGACAAATTATATTACGTTGTTAGTACGGCAACTAACGACTTCCAGTTATCCGAATCATCAGGTGGTGCAGTCGTAACGGTGAGCGGTTCAACGAGTAGTGTTACCGTCAGCACACTGCGGGTTGTTACCGAAAAACGCTATGTTGAATTTCTTGAGCGCTACTTTGTTGCCAGTGAAATCCTGCCAAGTGACGCGCACTTCGTAGATTCTGGCCTAGAAGAACCACCTAGCCGTACCACTGCAAGTACCGCTGTCAGCGCTCTAGACCATCTGGAAGGTGAAAGCGTAGCCATCCTAGCTGATGCCGCAGTCCAGCCAGCCAGAACGGTTAGCTCAGGTGCCATCACGCTACAGACCGCAGCCACCAACTTCCGTGTAGGCTTCGCCTACAACAGTGACATTGAAAGTTTGCCAATGGTTGCGATGACAGGGCAAGGGACCAGTGTAGGCAACCGCAAGCGCATCCACCGCTTTACCGTGCGCCTGCTGGAGTCACTGTCTTTTAAATTTGGCACCAACGCCAATGATCTGGATGCAGTCACGATTGCCTATTTGGAGAGCCTTGGGCTGAACTTTGGCGTCAACATCAGCGACCTGACCGAAGCGGTATTTAGAACCGCCAGCGACAATATCGGTAGCGCCCTAGCTTTTTTCACAGGTGAGAAGACGTACCAGGTTGGCGACCAGTTCAACACGATTACCCAGTTATTTTTGCGACAGGACCAACCGTACCCGTTTTCTGTCACTTTACTAGCAATTGATTACCAGACCAACGAATGAGTGCATTAGCCGCTTTTGCAGCAATTACTGCAGTCAGCACGGGCCTCCAGATGTATGGGCAGGCCCAACAGAACGCTTCTCAGGTGCGGGCCATGAAAGCCCAGGCGGGGGCGTATCGGGCGAGTGCTGCAGAGAATCTAGCCTTCGCTAGAGAGCAGGCGAGTTTATACATGCGAACTGGCACTGAAAACGCCAGAGCCATTGAGTTTCGTGGCGCAGAACTACTGTCACAAGAAGAGATTGCAGGCAGGCGGCGCATCAGCGGTATCCGCGCCCGTGCTGGTAGCTCTGGCGCTTCCGTCAATGTGGGCACCCCTGCAAACGTACAGATCGCCCAGGCTTTTGCCAACGACTACAACCAACGAATGATTGATTACAACACCCGCTACGAAGCCGCCCGTACCAGGTTGGAAGCCAAGCAGAGAGCGACAATGGAACTGCGACGCGGACAGTTGGCCTATAATAATCTGATGCGGCAGGCGCAGCTTTCGGATCAGGGCGCAGGCGAACTAGCAGGCTCCAGGGACATGATGCTGTTCAGCACCTTACTGAGTGGCGGTGCCGACTTCGCAGGCGGCTACTACCGTTTTGGTCAGCTTGACCCACAACCGACTACCACGGCGCCCTAATGGCTAGGCTCCCCTTTCAGCAGGCGACAGTCCTGCCCCAGCAGAATCGCCTACAAGCCCCTAGTGTACCGAATGCTCCTGGGCCGATGCCCACACAGGTACCTGGCGCAGGCGCACAGAACCGCGCTCTGATGAGTCTAGGCGAGAGCATCGCTAAAATTGGGCGCACCGCTGCAGACATCTATTTGACACAAGCCGAGAAGGAGCAGGATGAGCAGGCGAAGATTGATATTGTTCAGGGTGGGCAGCAACTAGACCAAGGCTTCAATGGATTTTTGCTGGACATGGAGCAGAACCCCCCAGAAGACATGGCGGACGCAATGGCCCGCTATGAATACTTTCTGGATGGTGGCGACAAGAAAGATCCCAAAGCCCCCAAGGCCCCTGGTATGCGCCAGATGCTGCTGGAGGCGTTAAAAGACAAGCCGAAGCGTGTGCGGGATGCCGTTACCAGGATGCTGGATAATAAAGAGATCCAGACCCGCCAAGTGTTGGCGCTGCAGGAAGTTCGCAGGTCACAGTCCTTTCAGGAAAATAAAAGCCTAGACAACGCACAAGCCCTGCTAGGGCAGTATCTGCAAGACCTTGAGCCTGAATCGTTTTTGGTCAGTGCCGACGCCACACCGACACAACGCAGGCAGGAAATTGCTGCGAAGTTGCAGGAGGTGGTCAACCCTGCGCTAGAAAGGCTAGCCCCAGCAATCCGCCAGAAAGTTGAAACACGCTTAAACGCGAATCTGGTCAGCACAGGTCGCAACATCTTCCAAGCGCAGGAAGAAGCCACCAAGAACGAGCTGCGCAAGAGCTTCGCGCAGGCTGAAGTAAATCTAGCTAAAGATCCAGGGCCTAGATTTAATCGCCTAGCTCTTTACGAGGCATTGCAACAGCAACAGGTCAACGAGCAGTTGATTGCCCCGGAGAGAGCCGTTGCCAATATCGCCAAGTTTGAAAGCACTCTTGACAACGCAGACTTTGACCGGCGGCTGTTGGAAGATCCTGCAGCGCTATTGGAAGACCTGCTCAACAATGAAGAGGCGTTCCCTACTTTCCGCGAAAACAGATTCCAGAAGATCCGCGAACTGCAGAACTACATCAGCAGTCAGCGTAGCAAAGGCGTCAGTGAAGCCCGCCGTCAAGTAGGCTTTGCCGTAACCGCAATCCTGTCACCAGAACTTAGCCCAGAGCGTCGGGCTGAACTGGAATCACCCGGATTTATTCAGGAAGCCATCAGTGGGCTGGTTAATGAAGAGGAGCGGGTGATTGCTGGGGGCCTACACAACTACGCCATTGAAACACACCAAGCGCTCAAGGTGGCTCCAACCGCAACCCTGGCAGAGTTAACCCAACTCAAGCGTGACCTGACACCACCTTTATTCATTGATGGTGTAGACAACCTTGACATCGACAAGTTCCGCGCAATCTACAAGGGCACTACCAACTACATCGAAGAGATCGAAAAGGCCCGCAAAGACAATGGCGCTGCGTTCTATCAGATTCCTGAAGGCGTAGACCCATTGGATGCCAGCACCTTGGGAGCCATTGTCAGCGAAGAACTGCGTTATCAAGGTGTGCTTGACCCGCAGAACCTGACCACCAATGAACTGCGACGCTTGCAGATTACGGGTGTCAACGGCCACAAGCTACGCTTAATGAGTGATGAAGTGTTGGCGCAGGAGCAGGCCAAGTACAACGGCACCATGAATGGGCAGGAGCGCAAACAGTATGTGCAACGATTTAAACAGAAAGCGGGAAGTTTATACGGCCCAATGGCTGTCACAGAAGCCGCCAGTAGCTACAAGAAAGACGGTATTGGCCTGCCCTACTATTCGATGCTGTATGATGAAATCAGCAACCCAGGCACACTACAGAACTTTTTTAACGCCGAGCAAAACAGTAAGACCAACCGCGCCAACATCCAGCAACTGGCTCCATTTAAACAAGTCAGCCTTTCCCAACTGGAGAGAGACATTTCGGCAGACCCGGTCATTGATGAATTCATGCAAAGCATTCAGATTGACCCTGCGGCGGTTCCAGTTGCGAACTCTTTTCGAGAAGCGATTGTCAACTATGTCCTGCAACTAGGCACGCAGAACCCAGATGCCAGTTCAGCCAGCTTGATTGAGTTGACAGGGCAGCACCTGGTTAGCGACAACTACGCCTTCCTAAATCCGAATGATGATGCCCCACCAGTACGACTACGCAACGAGCATCTAGGCATTTACGACGAATACCAGATGAGCCAGGCGCTGGAAGCCTGGACGGGACAGGAACTCAGTAAACGTAAGGCAGGCATGGCAGATGTCGCTGCAGAAGATGACTTGTACGCCTGGAAGCCACGCGGTGATGAAACCGGCTTGGAGTTATTGAACTTGAATCCAGCGCAAGGCGCACAAGCCAGTTCCCGCCGTCCGGGTATCGTGTTGTCGTTCATGGATCTGCAAGAAATCACTGAGCGCTACGTCAACTCCTATCCTGGCGAAAACGTACAACTGGACGAGGCGTCACTCGCAAAAGAGCAGCAACTGTTGCAGGAAGAGGAGGCCGCTCGCCAAGAAAACGAAAGTACCCTGCAGCGCATGTTCCGCGATCAGCGCCAGCAAGATACCCAAGAACCTGTTTTGGATCTAACAGATGATTCGCCAGAGAGCCAAAATGTTCTGCGGTACTTGAACGACCTGGACATTGCTTTTAAGTCTACAACTACAGAAGCACAGGCCCGCAAGGCAATGGAACGGATGGTCAAGTTTCGTGGGCGCAAGCTAGAAACTGATATAGAAAAGCGCACCTTGGAACAGGAAGCGATGCGGCGTTTGCTTCAATTTATTGAAAACCGCTGATGATTTACTACAACGACAGCACCGACTTCCCAGGCGGCCAGCAACAGTTTGTTGAAGACTACGAACCAAGCGCTGGGCAGATGTTTAAGATGGGCTTTGGCGCTGGGTTGGATGACACCACCTTGGGACTGCTGACATCAATTTCTGCTATGGACGCAGCCGAAAACGCGCCTGTGCTTACGAAAGAAGACTGGGAAGCCAGCAAGTTCTACGACCCAGAGATCAAGTGGGACGATAGTTTCACGACACCGAAAGCACGACTACTGAAGGAACGACGTGACCGCGAACGTGAACTGGGCTTTTTGCTAGAGCGTGCCGGTATTGGTGGCACAGCAGCTTTCTATGGTGGTGCGCTAGTAGGCACAGTACCCGATCCGGTCAACTATATATCGTTCGTTGGTATTGCATCGAAAGCTAAGAGTGCCGCCGTCTTGGGCAAGATCGCTCAGTCAGGACGGTTAGGGCGTGGTGCTACCACAGCCGCTGATGCGGTGCTAGGTACAGCTCTCATTCAGCCTTTGGTGGCTGCCGAACGCGACACCTACCAACTGAAGTACGATACCCGCGATGCGCTGACCGAACTAGGGCTGGCGCTAGGGCTAGGCTTTGGGTTGGGTGCCGCACTGGGGCGGGTGCATCCAAAGGACAGAACGGTCCAAGAGGTGGCAGACAGCCAAAGAGGGCAGCGGGTTACGCCTGACGGGGAAACAATCCCAGACAATCTGCCCCCAGAGCCCACCAACACACGGGCCCAGCAGGACTGGGATTCAGTAGCCCCTACAGACAAGGTTGAGGCGGTGCGTCGCAAGATTGCCAATGACGCGGTAGGCACCCAGGACAACGTGCCCATTGTCAGACAGCAAGGGGCGCAGCAAGCGATTGCACAGGAAGCGGCAAGGCTTGAAGCTACTCAGGCTGCTTTTAAGGACAGTCAAATCGTAAACGCAGACGGCACCCCGCGTGTGATGTATCACGGTACCGGCTTAGATATTACCGCTTTTGACCTGTCAGGGAATACTAGAGGCGGGTTAATTTATTTTACTTCGCAAACTAGGGACGCTTCAGGGTATGCCGTGGCAAAGGGCAGTAACTCTGAAATGACAATTGACTTTGAGATCCTAGCTGACAAGTACCCTGACATTTTTGATGTAAAGACAGGCAAGGTCTTAAACGCCCGCAAACTCAAAAAGGCGCTAGAAGACACTCCTTCTAATTATTTGGATGTTGAAGACATTGCCGACATTGCCAAACGAGACAAGATCCCTTTTGCTAGGGCGTTTGAACGGCTTTTCGAAAGCAACTACCGAGGTGGCAATGTTATCCCGGTATACATCAACGCCAAAAAAGTTTTAGGCAGCGAAGGATCCCCTGCAATGGGCTGGCAAGAAGCTGAAAAGCTAGGGGCAAAGCATTTTACAGATCAAGGCTATGACGCTGTTTGGATTCGCGAAGGCGAAACCATGAAGGATTCACTAGCCATTTTTGACCCAAAGATTGTCAGGTCCATTTACAGCCCTGCGCCGCAAGACTTTACTAACGCGCAACTGATTGCTGACAGCACCTGGAACACCCCACGCCCTGCACCAGAGCCCTTGCCGCCACCGGATGACACGCCGATCAGCGCGAATGAAGCACGGCTACAACAAATTGAAGCGGTTTTAGATGAGCGCATCCGCACGGCAGAAGCCAACGGGACCTTGAGCGAAACCGACGCCCGTGAGTTGGCGTACATTGATGAGGAGATTGTGGAGCTGGACAAGTACCACCAGGCTGTTTCAGAAACCATTGAATGCGTGATTGCCAATGGCTAAGAAGTTTGATCCCTGTTTAGGGATTGCCAAGAACGCAAAGTTTGGGCTGACAGAACAGCAGGCCAAAGACCTGGTAGCAGAGTTGCGGGCAGAAAAGGAAGCGCACCGGCTCAAGCCCTCTGATGGTGATTACACGATACAGTTCCGCAGACAGGTAGAAGAGTTAACGGCAGCCCAGAAGTTTGAACTGCTACAGAAACGCCGACAGCGCAAGTTGCAGGTCTTTAAAAATCAGACCTTGGACAACCGCATGGCCGCAGGCAACAACAAAGAAAGGACATTGTCGCAGTTATTGGTAGGTAGCGCACGGCGTGGCTTTCAGGCTCTGGACAGTATTGCCAGCAAACAGGTGGCGATGAGCAAGCTGCGAGTGACCCGCATCTTGAGTGTCTTTGGTGAGCGCAACACCAACCTGCAACTTAGCAAGCCTACTCTTTTTGGCTATCACCCATTTGGTAAAGGCATCTTTGACGATGAGGCTTTTCAGACAGCCTTGGTCGAAGAGCTATTTGATGGTATTGGCAAAAGTGGCAACGCAGATGCCCGCTTGATGGCCGAAGCAATCCTGAAGGAAAAGCGTGAGATGATTAACGCGCTGCAGGCCGAAGGCGTCCCGATTGGCTGGCTGGATGACCATGTTACCACACAGACGCATGACGCTGTAGCGATCACAAGGGCAGGCTTTGACACCTGGTATCGTGACATTGAACCACTACTGGACAAAGACCGGACCTTCACCAGCGCCAACCAAAAGAAACAACTAGAGTTTCTGGATGCTGTTTACAACAACATCAAAAGCGGCAAGCGCCAGACGGTGGAGTTGGTCAGCGAATCTGGGCTAAGAAAGCGCAATCTCTCTGCAAAGTTATCACAGCACCGCCAGTTGCATTTTAAGGATTCGGCAGCTTGGATTGAATACAACAAGAAATACGGCCACAGCAACGCCGTTCAGTCTATCGTGCAGGGCATAGAGCGCTTGAGTGACAGCTTGGAGCTTATCAAGGTAATGGGCGCTGATCCCGATGGCGCTTTTCAGCGATTGCTAGACATGAACGACTTCAACCCTTTCCAGCGCCGAATGCTTAAAAGTGAAATGAACCAGGTGACGGGAGCTGCGTTTGAAGTAGACGGGCCAAAGCTGCACAAGTGGACACAAGGGATCTCTGCTATCCAGAATCTCAGCAAGCTGGGGAGTGCGATCTTCAGCTCTACCACAGATCCGATCTATGTTGCGTTCACCCAGCATTATCATGGTAAAAATTTCTTTAGTGCCTACTACAACGCCTTCATAAATATTGGGGTAGGGCGTCTGCTACAGCGTGGCAAAAGCAAAGAGATTGAAATGTTTGGCCGCAAGTTGGGGCTAGGCATGGACGGCGTGATTGGCAGTGCGACAGGCCGATGGGCTGGTGCCAGAGACAGCACTGAATTCATGCAGGGAGCTATCAATAACTTCTTTCGATTGAACGGTCTAAGCGGTTGGACAAACTTTTACCGCGAAGGCGCCGCGTACTTGATGGCTTCAGACCTAGCGGATGCGACCAAGCTGAATTGGGATGGGCTTGCCCCAAACTACAAGCGCCTGCTAGAGCGCTACGGCATTACCGACAGCGACTGGAAAGACATCGCAGCTCTTCCGATGGACAAGGTCAACGGACTGGATGTGATGCTGCCTCAACGGGTTTTTGATGAGATTGAACTAGGCAACATCACTGGTGACGCAGTACCACGCAGCCAGCAGTTGGCAGAAAAGATTCAGCAGTTGCTGATTACAGAAAACGAATTTGCCATCATGCAACCTGGTGCCAACGAAAGAGCATTTATGGCCCGCTATCCTGTCGGTGGTCGTGAAGGCACTACCGCAGGCACCGTGCAGGGAATGATGGGACGCCTGTTCTGGCAATTCCGCAGCTTTGGGCTTTCAATGTTGTTTCGGCAGTGGCCCAGAGCTTATGAGATGGGCGCGCCCGCCTTTTATCACCTAGTGCCAATGGTGGGTGTAGGCTATGTCGCAATGGCAGGCAAAGACATTATGAAAGGCCGTGAACTAAAGGATGTTGTTGATGACCCCGGCAAGATTGCTGTGGCCTCAGTTTTACAATCAGGCTTTGGTGGGATCGCAGGCGACTTCCTGTTCAACGATTACCGGCAGTACAGTACCAGTTTCCTAGATTTAGCCGCAGGCCCTAGCGGCTCAACGCTCAATGACCTGGTCGAGTTTGGCGCAGCAACGGTAGACGCAGCCACAGGCGGTGATCCGGTAGACGCAGCCGCAGCCGGTTGGCGGGCCCTGAAAGCAAACATCCCCTACGCAAACTGGTGGGCATCCCGTCAGGCGTTTGACTACCTCATTAATTACCAGGTTCAGGAAATTCTAAACCGAGGTTCCTTACAGCGTATGGAAAGACGATTCAAACAAAAGAACAACCAAGACTTTTTGCCCGGCTGGGCTCCTAGCGAAATTGTCGCACCCGGCGGAGGTTTCCGATGACCGTAAGCGTAAAACGGAACAAAGTTCAATACACAGGTGACAATAGCACCACCGCCTTCAGTGTGACCTTTCCATATACCGAATCTGGTCAGGTCAAGGTCTTTCTAGGCAGTACGCTACAGACGATCACCACGCACTATACGCTGACCACGCCAGGTGCTACCGGCACCGTGACGTTTGGTACCGCACCAGGCAGCAGCGTGATCGTGTCGATAATCCGCGAAACCGATTATCTACAAGCGGTTGATTACGTCAACAACGACGCCTTGGACGCGGAGACTTTAGAAAAAGCCTTCGACAAGTTAACGATGATGTGTCAGCAACTCGACAACAAGATTGAAGGTGCTGTCGGCTTTGATGAAACCGTCAGCGATTCAGACACGACCAGCTTAAAGCTTGCTGCAGGCACCACCGACCTAGCAGGTAAACTGCTTGCCTTTGACAGCACCGGCGCGTTTGTCACGACGCAAGAAATTGGGACGTTTAAAGGTAGTGACAGCACCAGTACCACTGCAGATTATGTGGTTCGTGATCTGATCCGCGACAGCTCCAACGATAACGTCTATTTCACCAAAGTAAATGCTTCGTCAGGTAGTTTATTAACAGACACAAATAAGTTTGAGTTACTGGTTGACGTTGCCACCGTGCGCTTGCTCAAGACCCAAGCAGAGACTGCCAAGACCGGAGCAGAAACGGCACAGACGGCATCTGAAGCAGCTTTAGCTAGCTTCCAAGGGCAGTACAAAACCGGATCATCAGATCCGTACAGCGGTAGCGCTGATGCGGGTGACCTGTGGTACGACACCAGTGCGAATATTCTTAAGTATTACACCGGCAGTGCGTTTGAGCCGGTCACGACAAGCCTAGCTTCTGTCAGCAGCAACTACCTGACGATCAGCAACCAGGTGATTACCGCAGGCACGGTCCCCGTGAGTCTAGGTGGTACGGGCAGCACCAGTGCATCAGCAGCACGAACAGCGTTAGGGTTGGCTATAGGCAGTAATGTCCAAGCTTACGATGCTGGTCTACAGTCAATCAGCGACATGACCACTGCCGCCAACAAGATGATCTACACGACGGACAGCGACACCTACGCCGTCACCGACTTAACGGCGTTTGCTAGAACGATCCTAGATGATTCCGATGCGGCCACCGTCAGAACGACACTGGGTTTAGACAGCGCAGCAACCACACCTTCTAGTGACTACGCAACCGCTGCACAAGGTTCAAAAGCAGACAGCGCTACGCAACCAGGTGACGCGGCAACAACCTTAAACGTCAGTGGCACTGACAAGCTACTGGGACGCTCCACCGCCGGTGCAGGTTCAGTCGAAGAGATCACACTGACCAGCGCCGGTAGAGCTTTGCTGGACGATGCGGATGCCACAGCACAGCGCACCACACTTGGGCTAGGCACCGCCGCTCTGTCTGCTTCTGGAGACTTTGAAACCGCAGGTTCTGTCAGCACTCACGCGGCTCTAACCAGTAGCGTGCATGGCATCAGTAGTTTTGGTGCTACTCTAGTCGATGACGCCGATGCCAACGCAGCTCGCACCACGCTAGGGCTGGGCACCGCAGCGACTACAGCATCCACGGCTTATGCGACTGCAGCACAGGGCACGAAAGCAGACAGCGCACTACAAGATGTAGTCAGCGACACGACACCGCAGCTTGGCGGCAACCTGGATGTCAACGGCAACAGCATTGTCAGTGCCTCTTCTGAAAACATCGCAATCACACCTCATACAACAGGTAAGATCGTACTTGATGGGCTTAGTTGGCCCACGGCAGACGGTAGCGCAGATCAAGTGTTAAAAACTGATGGCAGCGGTAATCTGAGCTTCGTGGATCAGGCTGGTGGTCCAGGCTCTGGAAGCAGTTATATCGAACATTCTTCAACCGTTTCCGATTCACTAGCGATTAGTGCAGGAATGAACCGAATGTATGTCGGGAACACAGCCTTTTCAGGTAGT